AAATGCTAATTCTTTTCTTCTTCTGCGTTTAGCTGCTTCAAATTCTTCTTCCGGCGTATCGCGTCCAACATGTAATGCTACTCCTTGTGATACTGCTGTTGGTAAGAAGTCTGTTTTAAATGTTCCAGTTGGTCTCATTTGTTTTTGAGTTAATCCTGTTAAAGGATCTGCAGTCACTACTTCCATCATTTCTGGTTTACTAAATATGTCTGCATCAGGCATTACTCCTGCTTCACCTGGCACTACGTTGCCATAAAAATATTTTCCTGTTTCACCAGGAGTTGCAACTCTTGTTAACCCTTCTGATCCCATTGCTGTTGGGCTATCACTATAAAAACTTTCTGGTGAATATACATTTGGTCTTACATTTGCTAGTTTATCGGAACCTGTTAATACATCCATTGCTGATATTTTAGGAACATCAAATGGAACATCTCTAAAACCGTATTGTGCTGGTGTTGTTATTGTTTCAGGTATTCCAAATCCTTGTTCAAAATCCACTGGACCAAAAGAAGGATTTTTAGTTATTTTTTCTGGACTAACTAAATATTTTTCTGGTTGTGATAATCCTTGATTTGCTGCGTTAAATCCTTTTGCTGCGTTTGCTGCGCTTAAATATGAAAACGGTATTGATGTAAGGCCTGCAGCCATCGCTGCTTGTCCTGGTCTTTTTGATCCACTAAGTGCTGCTGTACCATAACCAAGTGCTGTTTGTTTTAGCGCGTTGGCCATAAGTGGTGACATGTTATTAAATAAACTAAACTTACTTCCTAATGCACCAAACGCTGGTCCTGCAACTGCAGTAAGCGCCATTGGTAGTGCCATTTGCACTATTGGGTTCTTCATTAATTTGCTTAAAAATCCCATACTATCTCATCAAGCTCGCTATTCCGCCACGGTTTGCTGCCATGTAATCATCTGGGTTTAAACCTGCTTCTATCATTTTTAATATTGTTCTATAATCTGATGGATCAACTGCTGCTTGTTCTATGCCTTGAGCCATAGGAAATTGTTCTATTTGGTTAGTGTTAGGATCTACTATTCTAAAAATTGCATCATCATATCCACGGTTTCTAGTCATGCTAGCATCGTTATCATACATTGCATTAAATTGATTAGGGCTTATAGAACCTTCCGAAAAAGTTGTTCTTTGACGTGGAGCACCTTCTAAATATCCGTATTCATCCATTTCATCAGCCCTACGAGCATCCTTTGTTCTTCTAAAATCACCGCGAATTGATTCATCTTGTTCAAAACCAAAAAAATCTTTTCCTGTTCTACCAGGTTCCATATGAGAATATCTAAATGCTAAATCAGGTCTTCCTAACATATCTAAATTAGTAAAAGACTCTGGTCTTTTTAATGGTGGGCCCATATTATTTTGGCCCATGTTTTGATACGATCCCATTCCAGGTCTGCCAATAGGTTTAAAATATTCAGGCATTTGATCAAGGCCTCGTCTAGGCATATCCTCTGGGCTAAATCTTGGCATAGTCCTTGAAGGCATTCTGTTGTTTGCTATTTCTACGCCTGGTTGTCTGTTGCTTGATAGTCTGTATCCTAGCGAAGGACTACTTCTATTTTCTTCTGGTCTTCTAAATGCCATTAAGATGTTCCCCCAAATATGTCCGGTAATTTGTTAACTTTTATTGCCACGTCGCGCTTTATGTCCTCTTTTGTTGTGCTAGTTTCAGGGTCATTAATGTCGTTGTCTGCTTCTTTTTCGTCAGCATAGACCTTCCCTGTTGTTGCGTGCTTGATAGTGGCTTGTGTTTCCACATCTAATACAGAAGTTGTTTTTCCTGCAGTCACGGTAATATCGTCTTTTATAGCCATTTTTTCTCCTTAATGCAATAATTAACTTATCTCTAACACACTTAATATGACATGTAAATCACCACCATTTTCAGCTTGAACCTTAATTACCTCTGATTCCTTAGCAATTAAAGGACAAGGAGAAGCTATTGAAGAATCAGCTGAACTTTGATTTAAATTTCCTGCTGCTAATAGCTCTTCTGTGCTTAATTTTTCTACTGTTCTATCTGTCTGTAAATTGTAACTTACGCTATCACTATCTACTAAAAATATAGATATTTTACAATCATTTTGCGCATCTATATTAGCAACACGTATTGATTTTATTATAGCTGTTTTTTCAGATGCCACAGTGTATAACGTTGTCAACGCATTGGTAGTTAATATTGCTTTATAATTTGTATATGTATTAGCCATTTATCCTAAAAACCATGTTATTGCTTCATCATCATCTCTAAGTGGTTCTGATGTGTAAGTATTATTTAGTGCAAAAATTAATTGATCTAAAGTTTGTACAAGTTGTGCCATTTGTGATTGATCATATTCAGGTGTTGCTTGTGGTAATAAAGGTACTGTTATTTTAGTCATTATCCTCCTCTTGTGCCATCTGGTTTAGCATCAAATCTTAATGTGCCATAACGCCATTTGTCGTCAACAGCATCACTTGACACACGCAATGCAAGTTGTCTACCACGTATACGTGTATCTTTTTTAGTTGTAGATGTTGCTATTTCAAAAGGACCATGTGTTGTTTGTGTTGTACTTGGATAAGGACGTGATTTTACCGTTATGTCTACATTACCAATTTGATTTTTAAAATCAGGTATAAATCTAGATATGGACATAAAATTGTCACCATCTGCAATATCAATATCACCTGATTCAATATGACAATTCATAGCAGAACCATCATCATTAACACCTTGTTCATGTAAATATACAAATGTACGTCCTTCTTTAACACCAGTAATTGTTGATATTGTTGCAGTTGTATCACTTGAGTTAAATTCTGCTGCGTAAGGATTTGCATACACACCACGATCAGCCCAAGAGCTACGTGCTAATGTTCCAACATACCATAAATTTTCTGCGTAATTATACGTAACATGTCTATCTATTTGTGTAGAATTTTTAGATGGATAAAACCAAATAACTTCATTAAAATCTGTATTTGATGCACAAAACACATCACCAAGTGCATTTGTATTTATATCATCAAAAACATAATCTTGTACACTGCATGGTATTTTTTTAACCGCACCATCAAATTGAAAGAAAGAATCATTGCCCATCCAAAATGCTATACCACTTACATCAATAGCACTATGTATTCCTACAGCACCACAGTTAGAACCAAGTTGTTTAAAACCAAAAGTAAATGGAGGTCCTATAAATTGCATTTGATACAACGCTGTATCTGTGTAAATTAATATGGCACCCCTAGATCTTACAGCTGTATTTATTTGATTGCCATCTGTTAATCTTTGTGAACCTGCCGTGTTTGTAGCTGTAGGTGTCCAATTTGTTGTTGACTCTTGATCAGACCAACGAATAAACATATTATCCTGTGTTGTTGTCGTGCCTATTGTGGTTTCTGTACCAAAGCAAATAACGTGTCTATCATCACCAGAAACTAACATAAATCTTGATTTAGTTGGTGCACCAGATACTTCAGTTCTAGCAGCTAAATTACTTGATAAACCACCTGATGTATCCCAATAATAAAGACTACCATCAAACCTAGATGCTAAAACATCTTCGCCCCAGTTATCAAGTGCCCATTTTGCTGATTGAAGTAAAACACCATCTGCTCCTGTAAGACCAGATCTAGTTGTGTCCCACGTAGATGCGTTCCACGTACCAGCACCCCAACCGTATCCATAGATAGATGTAGGTAATCCTGTGTTTATTTGATATGTGGCATTAGCGGTAGCTCCAGTTGCAGTAGAACTTGCAGAAGCTTTTGCTACAATTGTATATGTGCTAGAACTAGGAACTGTTTGAATTTCAAATTCACCTTGCAAGTTAGCAGCAGATATACCACCAACAGCTCCACTTACACTAGCAATAGTAACAAAATCACCAATTAAAGCTCCGTGATCTGCATCTGTAACAGTGACTGTTGTTGATCCTGATGTTGTTCCAAATTGAGTTATATTACCTGTGCCTGTAGCACGTGTTGGTGTGATATCAGCATAACTGTTTTCTGAATATGCGTAAAGTTTTTTGTTAGTACCATATATAGCGTAGTTAACACCTTTTAAATCTGAATATGTAAGAATGGCACGTGTTGCACCAAGTAAAGCATCACTCGTTACTTTTTCCCAACCACCTATTTTTTCAGGTTGACCATAACGAAAGCGAACATTATCACCATCTACCCATCTACCTTCTGCACCGTATTCGGTATTTTGTTTATCTATACCTGGCGCTATTTGCAGTTTTGTTAACGGCATTTGAGCTCCTAATTAGTTGCGTAGTATGGTATCCAGAAATCAGTGCCATTAATATTAACACGAATATGTCCGGTTAAACTTCCCACACTTGTATCAGTTGTTAAACTTTTTGTTTGATCCGATGCACTTGTACCATCAAATCTTATAAACTCTTGATCTGTATCATCTTGATCTAAAGTTAAACAAGCTATTGCTGCTGAAGTGCTTGCTTGACTTACAGTTACAAGCGCACTTGTTGGAGAGTCTGTTCCAAAACCAATTTTATCTGCTGAACCATCAGCAAAAAAAGCATGTGTTAAAGTATCTGTTTCTATTCTAAAATCAACTGCAGCATGTGAGTCATTAAAAGTAAATCCGCCACCATCAAAGTCAATTGCGCCAGTAGCTTTTACACCACCTACAACATGTAACTCTGTAGAAGGTGAGTTAGTTTTTATACCAATACGATCATTACCTGCATCACTAAAAAATAAGTTTGCATCGCCGTTACCTTCTATCCTAAAATCAACATCAGCTGATGATTCGTTAAATGTAAAACTACCACCATCAAGTGATGTGTTACCACTCACTGTTAGTGTTCCGTTGGCCGTGATATTACCTGCATCGTTCAAGACATCGAACATTGTAGAACCATCAGAATACAAGATGTGTTTGGATCCTGCTACAAGATTAGTTGCTGTTCCACCTGCTGGTTTAAATCCTAAGGTGTAAGTGCTCATGCTTGTCGCGTTATCAACAATGTACCAAGTCTCTACAGCTTCACACTGTATAGTTGTATTGTTAGATAAAGTTCCTGTTAATTTAATTATGGCATTACTTTGTTCATCTGTTGTAGAACCGTCTGTTGCAGTTAATGAATCTGATGTGCTAGCAATAGCCACAGATACATATCCTTTAGTAGCTGATTCTAATTTTTGTAAATTGTTATTTGTTTTGGTACCCCAAGATCCTGAGTTTTCACCAGTTGCTTGTAATTCTAAATTTAATGAACTTGAATATGATGATGCCATTTA